ACGACATCAACACGATGAAGACCCGCTACCGTCTTGACACGCTTTTCGGCGTGGTGAACAAGCAGCCGGAAATGTCCGGCATCATCTTGTTCTCGCAGACCTGATAGGAGGGCAAGAAGATGGCTGATCAGAAGATCGTTTATCCTTACGGGGAAGACGAAGTCACGCTGGGCGCCAACGCATCGTTGACGCTCAGCACCACCGGCGAGGGCTTCTACAAGGTCTATCGCAACACCGGCTACCCGAACTACCCGAACAGCTGGTCGCTGATCGGGTCAGGCGGCGGCACGGCTTCGGCGACTTTCGGGCCTTATGCGACAGGCGCTGTCCTGCGCATCGAGTCCGGCGCCGATCCGGTCTACTACTCGACCGGCACCGGCCTCGCGGCCGGCGGCGCATCCTCTCCGATCGTCCCGCCGTTCTTCCCGGCGCCGGCGGTTGGCGTGATCGCCGAATACTTCAACGACTTCTTCACGGCGCAGGGCCTGAGCACAGACTGCACCGACACCATCGACTGGGACTTTACGATTGTGGAAGCTGGCGGTGGCGAAGCCGCATGTGCGCTGATCGATGGCCTCGGAGGACAGGTCAAGTTCACGAACGACGGCAATGACAACGACCGCATCGTTGCGGTCAAGAACGGCGAGGCGTTCCGCTTCACCGTTGGCAAGAAGCTCTGGTTCCGCTCGCGGTTCCTGGTTTCCGATGCGGACGATGTCGATGCGTTTGTGGGGCTGGTGATCAAGTCGGCCACCGATCCGGCCGGCACCGCGCCGACCGATGGTGTGTGGTTCCAGCTCACCGAAGCCAGCGATGTCCTGACGCTCAAGGTCGCGAAGAACTCGACGGCGACCTCGACCAACGTCCTGACGGTTGCTAACGACACGTTCGTTGACGTGGCGTTCTACTACGATGGCGTCGACTCTATCGACATCTTCGCCAACGGCGCCTACGTTGCCACCAGCGCGGTGACGAACCTGCCGGACGACGAAGACGTTGCGGTGTTCCTCGCCATCCAGAACGGCGCGGCAGGAAACGACTACCTGACTGTCGACTACGTCTACGCGGCGCAAGAGCGCTGATCTCAACAGGGGGCGGGCTTCGGCCCGCCCTCATCACATAGGGGGCGCTGATGCCACTCAAGAAGGGTTACTCGCAGAAGACCATCTCCAAGAACATCTCAATGGAGATGAAGAAGGGTATGCCGCAAAAACAGGCGGTTGCCGTGGCGCTGTCGACCGCGCGCAAGGCCAAGATGGCTGCTGGGAAGCCCATGGGCAGACTCGCCAAGGGCATGAGCAAGGGCATGAAGAAATGACGGCTGCGCTGCCAGCGCTTGTCTACCGTTGCCCAGGCCCGTTCGTCGGGCCTCCGGGCACGACCTACGCGACGCGGCGCGTCGTGACCGAATCCGAGCGCCTCGTGGCGCTCGGCGAGGGCTGGTACGCAACTATGCCGCAGGCCATCGAGGCGTTTCTGGCCGAGCCAGAAGAGGATCTGAGCGAGCATGTGGATGAATCGGACGAGTCGGTGCCTGCGGACGACGATGCGCCGCCGACTCGAGCAGAGATGTTGGCGAAAGCAGACGAGATCGGATTGCGAGTGGACAAGCGGTGGTCTGACCGCACGCTTGCCGCCAGGCTTGCCGAGGCACTCGGATGAGCTACACAAAGCGGCAATTTGTCGAGGCGGCGTTCGAGGAGATCGGCCTGGCGGCCTATGTCTACGATCTGACGCCGCAGCAGATGGAGTCGGCGCTTCGGCGCCTCGACGCCATGATGGCGACCTGGAATGCGCAGGGGCTCAGGCTGGCGTATCCGCTGCCGTCGAGCCCGGAACAGAGCGTACTGGCGCAGGAGACGGATGTCCCGGACCGCGCGAACGAAGCGATCATCCTCAATCTGGCGCTGCGCCTGGCGCCATCTTACGGAAAGGTGGTGATGCCCGAGACGAAGGCGGTGGCGCGGAAGGCCTTTGACGTGCTGCTGGCGCGGGCGACGCATCCGCTCGAGAAGCAGCTGCCCGAGACCATGCCAGTCGGCGCCGGCCAGAAGCCCTGGAATATCGACCAGCCGTTCTTTGACACGCCGGTCGATCCTGTCCTGACCGGGCCGGAAGGCCCGCTGGAACTCAACTGAGGAGCGCGCAGGATGCCGACCATCAATCAATTGCCGCTGGTTTCAGGGCTGAACCTCGGCGACAACCTCGTGATTTATTCGCCGAACAACGGCGACACGCGGCGCGTCCCGCTCTCGCAGCTGCTGACGTTCTTTCAGCAAGTCTTCGCCAGCCCAACGCTGGCGACGAACGTCTACACGCCTGGGACAGGCTTCAACATCGCTGTCCCGACGCCGGTGGCTCAGCAGCAGTGGATGCTCCTGCAGCCCGCCGGAACGCTCGCCACCGGCACAATCACGCTGCCGCTCAATACTGGCACGCCAGACGGCACCGAAATCCTGATCACGACGACGCAGCAGATCACGGCATTCACGCTGGCGCCAAATGGCGCCATGTCGCTTTATGGTGATCCGACGACGCTTGCGGCCGAAGATATGTTTCGCATGCGCTATGTCAGCGCCACAAATTCCTGGTATCGGATTGCTTGAGGAGAGACGCAGATGGCTATCCTTGCCCCATTCCAGCCGCGCTTTGGCGCCGGCATTGTGGTTACTCCCGCAGCGGGCAGCGCAAATTCCGCAATTGGAAAGGGAAACAAGCAGATCCATTTTGCAAACCTAACAAGCGCTTTCTGCTACGTCTCGATCGGCTATTCTGGCCTGACCGCATCCACTGCAGATTTCCCGATTCCTGGGAACTCGACGCGCGTCCTGACCAAAGACGAGGACATGACGCATGTTGCCTACATTTCAGCCGCAGGAACGACGCTGCACATTATCCCCGGAGAAGGCTGGATCTGATGCCCAAGGACCCTCGCCTCGAACGCGCGGGCGTCGCCGGCTATAACAAGCCCAAGCGCACGCCATCGCATCCGACGAAGTCGCATGTCGTCGTGGCGAAGCAAGGGTCGAAAATCAAGACCATCCGCTTCGGGCAGCAGGGCGTTTCCGGATCGCCGCGCAAGGAGGGCGAGAGCGCGTCCTATCGCGCGCGGCGCGAGAGCTTCAAGGCCCGCCACGCAAGCAACATCGCCAAGGGCAAGATGTCCGCCGCCTACTGGGCCAACCGCGAGAAATGGTGATCCATGGCCTACGACAAGCCGGCGCTGCGCGAGCGCATCAAAAACCGGATCATGGCGGCCGGCAAAGGCGGGGCGCCTGGCCAGTGGAGCGCGCGCAAGGCGCAGCTGCTCGCGCAGGCCTATGAAAAGGCCGGCGGGGGCTACTCTGGCACCAAGACCAAGGCGCAGAAATCGCTGGCGAAGTGGACGCGCGAGGATTGGGGCACTGGATCCGGCAAGCCCAGCACGCAAGGTCCGAAGGCGACTGGCGAACGCTATCTGCCGCGCAAAGCGCGCGAGAAGTTGAGCCCGCAGGAGCTGGGCGCGACCAACCGCGCTAAACGCGAGGGCACGGCCAAGGGCAAGCAGTTCGTGGCCCAGCCCAAGAAGATTGCGGCCAAAACCGCACGGTCGCGCTGATGCAGATCCCGATCCTCTCTGGCATCTTCACCGATGAGGCCGCAGACTTCCGCACGGGCTATCCGGTCAACCTGGTGCCGGTGCCGAAGGAGAGCGGGATCGCCGCCGGCTATCTGCGGCCCGGCGATGGCCTCGTGCAGTTCGCAGGTGGCATCGGCCTCGATCGCGGCGGCGTCTTTTGGGAAGGCGCGCTCTATCGGGTTTCCGGAACGTCGCTCATCGAGATCAGCACCACTGGCACGGTGACGACGTTGGGCACGATCCCCGGAGCCGATCCGGTGACGTTCGACTATTCGTTCGATCGCCTGGCGATCGCCGGCGGCGGGAACCTCTATTATTGGGACGGCGCGACGCTGACGCAGGTCACCGATCCAGATCTCGGCATCGTGCTCGATGTCATTTGGGTCGACGGTTATTTCATGACCACCGATGGCGAGTTCCTGGTGGTCACCGATCTGACAAACCCGCTCGCGGTCAACCCGCTCAAATACGGCACCGCCGAGGCTGATCCCGATCCGGTCGTGGCGCTGCTGAAGATCCGCAATGAGGTCTACGCGGTGAACCGCCACACGATCGAGGTGTTCGACAACGTCGGCGGCGATTTCTTTCCTTTCGCGCGCATCGAGGGCGCGCAGATCGAGAAAGGTGCGCTCGGAACCCATGCCTGCTGCGTTTTCGCCGAGCGAGTTGCGTTGCTCGGAGGTGGCTTCAACGAGGGTTTCGCAATCTGGTCTTGCTACAACGCAAGCGCGGTCAAGCTTAGTACGCGCGAGATCGAGCAGATCCTCGAAGGTTACAGCGAGGCAACGCTGGCCAGCGCAGTCCTTGAGCAGCGCATCGACAAGACCCACCAGCATCTTTACGTCCATCTCCCGGACCGGACGCTGGTCTACGACCAGGAAGCCTCGCGGGTCATGGGCCGCCCGGTCTGGTTCATCCTTACGACGGCGGTCGAGGGCTTCTCCCGGTATCGCGCGCGCGGCTGGGTGTATGCCTACGACAAATGGATCGCGGGCGATCCGACCAGTGCGCTGATCAGCTATGCCAGCGACACCGTCAGCAGCCATTTCGGATCGGTCGTGCGATGGGAGTTCGGCACGGCGATCGTCTACAATGACGCCAAGGGCGCGATCTTCCATCGGCTGGAGCTGATCCCGCTGACCGGCCGGGTGGCGCTCGGGGCCGATCCTCTGATCTGGACCAGCTATTCGATCAATGGCCTGACCTGGAGCCAGCCACGCTA